TCAGTCGCGGCGGCGCGGTAATCGCGTTTATTGAAGAATACTGTTTGGCTCCAGAGGGCGCGCACGTCGGCAAGCCAATCAAGCTGATGCCGTTTCAAAAGCAGTTCATTCGGGCGATATACGACAACCCGAAAAGCACGCGCAGGGCTTACCTGAGCATTGCTCGAAAGAACGGAAAGACAGCGCTAATCGCCGGCATCATGCTGGCTCATCTTGTCGGGCCGGAGTCAAAGCAAAATTCGCAGATCATCAGCGGGGCGCGAAGCCGGGATCAGGCGGCGCAGGTTTTTAACTACGCGTCGAAAATGGTTCAGCTTTCGCCGGACCTTTCGAGCGTCGTTCGCATCACGCCATCGACAAAGACGCTGGTAGGTCTGCCGCTCAACGTCGAGTACAAGGCGCTGTCTGCGGAAGGAAAGACGGCGCACGGACGGTCGCCAATCCTGGCCATCCTTGACGAGGTAGGGCAGGTAAAAGGTCCGCAGGACGATTTTACGGACGCCATCACGACGGCGCAGGGCGCACACGATGCACCGATCCTGATTGCCATCAGCACGCAGGCAGCCACAGATGCGGACCTGTTCTCGATCTGGCTGGACGACGCCAAGAAATCAGGCGATCCGCGCATCGTGTCGCATGTATATGAGGCTGAAAAAGACTGCGACCTGCAAGACGCAAAGCAATGGAAGGCAGCCAATCCGGCGCTTGGAGTTTTCCGCAATCGCGGAGATTTGGAAGAGCAAGCAAAACAGGCGGCGCGCATGCCAAGCGCTGAGAACACGTTTCGCAACCTGTTTCTCAATCAGCGTGTTTCGACCGTCTGCCCGTTTATAAGCGTCGGCGTATGGAAATCATGCGCTGGCGCGGTGCTCGACTTTGGAAGCGCTCCGGTATGGTGTGGGCTGGATCTTTCGGCGCGAACCGACCTTACAGCGCTGGTAGTTGTCGGAAAGATTGCCGGAGTCTGGCACGTCAAGCCGCACTTTTGGACGCCTGAGCAAGGCCTGGTTGATCGCAGCAAGCGCGACCGGGCACCATACGATGTTTGGGTCAGACAAGGGTATCTTCACACTACGCCCGGCGCCACTGTCGATTACGAGTACGTCGCGCAGGACATCGCAGCTATCCTTGGGGACCTTGATGTGCAGTCGATCGCCTACGACCGCTGGCGCATTTCGCTGTTGCAAAAAGAGTTCGACGAGCAGGGTATAAGCCTGCCGCTTGTCGAGTTCGGGCAGGGTTTCAAGGATATGTCTCCCGCTCTCGATGCGCTTGAGGCGGAGCTTCTCAACGGACGAATTGCTCATGGCGGGCACCCTGTTTTGACCATGTGCGCAGCTAACGCGGTTGTCTCGCGCGATGCTGCCGGCAACAGAAAGCTCGACAAGCACAAGGCAGCCGGAAGAATAGACGGAATGGCCGCCCTGACAATGGCAATGGGAACGGTGCAGATGGAAGCCACAGAAGGCGAATCATTTTGGGAAACCGCGACCGCATGAAATTCCGCTGGCCATGGGCGCGAAAGGCGGCGCAGCTCACCTACGAGCAGGTTGCCGACCTGATCGACGGCAGCAACGGCGGCACCATTGCCGGCGTTACCGTCACCGAAAAAACGGCGCTGCAAGTGGCGACCGTGCTCGCGTGCGTCAAGGTCATTGCGGACGGCTGCGCGACGCCGAATCTTGGCGTCTTCCGCGCGACGAAAGAAGGCCGGCGCGAGCGTGCCGACAATATCCCGGAATGGCGCCTGCTGGCCGCCCGCCCGAATGAATGGCAGACCTCGTTTGAGTGGCGCCGGCAAATGACCATGCACGCGGCACTGACCGGAACCGGGCTATCGATCAAGGTGCGCGGCGACAATCGACGCGTCCGCGAGTTGATACCCGTCATGCCTGGCCGATGGGATGTGCGCAAGGTCAGTCGGTACGAATTGCGGTATCGCTGCTGGGATGAGTTCGGCCAGATCGGCGAGTTTTCCAGTGACGACGTTTTCCTGCTCAACGGCGTTCAGTGGGATTGGATCGGCAGCATGAATGCCGTTGTGCTTGCCAAGGCTGCCGTTGGTCTGGCGATGGCCACTGAAAAAAGCCAAGCGGCGATGCACGCCAACGGGCTGCGACCAAGCGGCACGTACAGCGTCGAAGGCACGTTGAGCCAGGAGCAGCACGAGCGGCTATCGTCTTTCCTCAAGCGCAAGTCCGGGCCGGACAATGCTGGCACTCCGCTGGTGCTTGATCGCAATGCAAAGTGGCTGAGCACGGCCATGAGCGGTGTTGATGCGCAGCACGTCGAAACGCGGCGCTTGCAGATCGAGGAAATATGCCGCGCCTATGGCGTCTTCCCGATCATGGTCGGGCACTCTGACAAGAGCGCGACCTTTGCCAGCAGCGAGGCGTTCTTCGCCGCCCACGTCAAGCACACGCTGGCGCCGTGGCATTGCGCGTGGAAAAACCGCATTGACGAAATGCTGTTGGATGGGTCTGGTCCGCTGTATTGCGACTTCGACACGCGCTACCTGTTGGCCGGATCGATGGCTGATCGCTCGCAGTGGGCGAGGACAATGGCCGAAATGGGCATTTACACGCGCAACGAGATCCGCGACGAAGAGGGTAAAGACCCGCTTCCTGGGCTTGACGACCCGCTTACCCCGTTAAACATGAACCAAGGCAATCAACCCTCTGCGCCAGTAGATCAACCGGCGAATTGACACCATGAAAACACGAACCGAATGCCGCGCGACACCAGACGGCAGGCAGACCCGCGCCTGCGCGCTGCAAATCAAGGCGGTTGGCGATGACGGCACCATTGAGGGCTACGCCTCAGTTTTTGGCGTGCTTGATACGTGGGACGACATCATTTCGCCGGGCGCATTCGCTGCCACGATTGCCGCGCACAAGGCCGCCGGGACCATGCCTGCCATGCTCTGGCAGCACGACAGCGACGATCCGATGGGCGTGTGGACGGAGATGTCCGAAGACGCGAAAGGGCTGCGCATCAAGGGCAAGATTTGCCTGGAGACGTCATGCGGGAAAGACGCCTACGCACTGACCAAGGCCGGCGCAATCAGCGGGTTGTCGGTTGGCTTTGTGACGAAGGCATACGAATACGACACCGAAACCAACATCCGCACGATCACCGAGATTGATCTGTGGGAGGTGTCGCTAGTGACTTTCCCGGCGAACACCAAAGCCAGAATCACGAACATCAAGAGCGCCGACGAGATCAGCGCACCAAAAGATGCTGAACGAATCCTGCGCGATGCAGGGTTTAGCAGGTCCGACGCGACGGGGTTTGTCTCGCGCGTCATGAAGATGGGAGAGGAGCGGCGCGATGCTGCGAAATCTACCGCTGTTGCATTGCAGGCCGCACGCCGGCTGCTCGAATCCATTACCAAGGACTGAAAATGAACGACGAAGCAAACATCCAAACCGTTGCCGAAGCAATCAACAAGATCGGCGTCGCGTTTGACGAGTACAAGAAGACCAACGACGCTCGGCTTGACGCCATCAAGAAGGGCGCATCGACGGAATCGCTCGACGCCAAGCTGGCGAAGATGGACCAGCACATTGACGCACTGACCGACGCCAAGGCCCGCATCGAGCGCGTGGAAACCAAGCTGGCGCGGCCAGGTGCTTACGGCGAGCAGAAGGCCGGCGAAACCCGCGAGGCTGAGGAATACAAGCAGGCCGTTCTCAACTGGATTCGCTCGCCGTCGGACAGCGAGCGCAAGAACGCCGTCCATGCCGCTCGCAAGGAAATGGAAGCCAAGTCGACGTCCGTCGTCACTTCGACCGGCTCTGCTGGTGGCTACGCGCTGCCTGAGCAAATCGAGCGCGCCATCGCGCGGCTGTCGGTGGATATTTCTCCGATTCGCCAGATCTCGACTGTTCGCACGGTCGGAACAACCGACTACAAGGAGCTTTTCGACATCAACGGCGCCGGTTTTGAGTGGATCGGCGAAACCGACACCCGCAACCAGACCAACACTCCGGACCTTGCCGAAGTGGCGCCAACTTTCGGAATGGCATCGGCCAAGCCGCAGGCGTCAGAAGAGTCGCTTGATGATCTGTTCTTCAACGTCGAGGACTGGCTGATTCAATCGGCCGCCGAAACCATCGCCGCTGGCGAGGGTGCCGCGTTCGTGTCAGGAAACGGCACCAAGAAGCCGACCGGGTTCTTGACCGGCACTCCGGTATCCACCGTCGATTCGTCGCGCGCTTTTGGCGTCCTGCAATACGTGGCAGGCGGCAATGCTGGCACCATGCCGACTACGCTGGACACGTTCCTGGATATCATCTATTCCCTGCGCGCGCGCTACCGCAACAATGCGCAGTGGGTTACGAGCAAGTTGGTGCTGGCATCGCTGCGCAAGTACAAGGAAGCCACGACCAACGCCTATATGTGGGCTGGTCCGGTTGCCGCTGGCCAGCCGTCGACGTTTTTTGGGTATCCGGTCATCGAGGCGGAAGACATGCCTGCGGTCGCTGCCAATGCTTTCCCGGTCGCGTTCGGGGATTTCCGCGAGGGATATCTGATCGTGGATCGCGTCGGGATGAGAATCACCCGCGACGAAATCACCACGCCGGGATACGTGAAGTTTTACGTGCGCAAGCGCGTGGGCGGCAAGATCCGCAATTCGCAGGCGATCAAGCTGCTCAAGATCTCAACGACCTAAGCAACAACTGGCCGCCCTTCGGGGCGGCTTTTTCACATCACTTGGATTGATCAAAGATGGCAGATAAGCGCGTCAAATACACCTACGACGACGGCCCGTTTTGCGAAGTCGGAATTACCGGAAAGCAAACGTCATGGCGAAAAAATGACTCTGCATTTGTTACAGAGGCAGATGCCGCGCTACTGATTGCGTCCGGAAGGTTTGTCGACGGAACGGACTATGGCTCTAACGATGTGCACAAACAGGCGCATCGTGAAATCGGCGGAGTGCCTCGGCAGGTGGCCGTTTCTGGTGTCCCGTTCGTCATCCCTCCGGGCGACGGCTCTGCCAACGGCCTGCAATTCACCGGCAGCGCTGGCGCATTCACGCTTTCGGCGGCGATTCTGGCCGGAGCCTGGAATGCGCTGAAGGGCTGCTGGTGCTACCTTCCGGCGAACTTCGGGGGCAAAACTTACCCGGCTGGCTGGTATTGGGCGGTCTTTTCCAGCGATACCGCCGGAATTTTGTACAACAACACCTATAGCTCAGGTTCGCCATCCCGTCCGGCAACGCCAACAGCGTTTGTTGATGACCTGGCAGGCTGGCTGACGCAAACCACGTCAGAGATTACCGGGCCGACTGGGTTTAACCTCGTCGGCGGGTCAATGGGGCCAAACGGCGTCACAAAGGCTCACCTTCGGCTTATTGGCAACACAACATCAAACAAGTCGTATAAGCTGTACTTAGGATCAACAGCTATTGCTTGGATTAGCCCGGTCACGACAAGCCCGAACGTTGAGTTCATTGTTTCAAGTCGAAACCAAGGATCTCAATCTCTGCAAATAAACAGCAGAGTCTCAGGAGCGACTGGCGTCGGCGTGCAAGGCGGCAGCTTTACTGGAGCGTATGAAAATACCTCAGTTGATACGTCTGCCGATCAAAACGTATCCATCAGTCTGCAGCTATCAACGCTCAATACTGCGTGCGCCATTCTTCTCGGCGTCGATGTCACTGTTACCTACGGAGCATAGTCAATGGCCAAACTCATTTTCTCCGGACCAACCCGCGAAGCCGATGCAGAAGCCGCACGCGCCGCCGCTGTTCTTGCCGGCGACGCAGCCCATGTGCATGTGATCCCGGCAGAGAAAGTCATCCGCGTCTATACCGGCGCCGATGTCGTCACCTTCGACCCGCGCCCGACGGTGACAAAATGGCAGTTTGTCCAGGCCTGCGCCGATGCTGGCATCACCGAGGCTCAACTGGATGCCGCCGTGGCGTTACTGACAAACAAACGGCAACGATTCTGGCGGCTTGGTCCGCCAATCGACCGGGACAACCCGTTTTCGTCAGCGCTGCGGACCAACCTCGTCCCCGTTCCAACTCCAGCGGCCTGGAATGCTCTATTTCTGGCCGCCGCCGCGCTCGATCCCGCAACCGTATAGGAATCCAGGCATGCCCATCACCCGCTACTACACCGAAGCCGAAGCCATCGCGGCCGTGATCGCCGACGGCGGCGACCCATCCTGCAATGTCAGATGGTTTTACAACGAACCATCGTGGGAAGCGCGCACAGGGAGCGACCGCAACTATCCTCCCCAGGTCTACAAGAATAGCCGCACCATCACCGCACAACTCACGCCGACCGAGCGCGCCAACATTTTCGCCGCCGCACTGGACAACCCGGAATCTGCTGCGGGAATCTCCGTGTCAGTCATTCCGGTGCCCGCCGACGTTGAGTTCGACGTCGCGGAGGCCACGCCATTCCTTGAGCAGCTTGTCAACGACGGCTTGCTGACCCCGGCGCGCGCTGTCGAGTTGCTGCAGTAATTCGCATGTCGCTAATCACCATCACGCAGCCAGCGACTGAGCCAGTCGCCGCATCAGACATCAAGGCTGCCGCGCGCATTGACGACACGGCGCTTGACGCTCAGATTGCCATGCTCATACCGGCGTTTCGTCAAGAGGCGGAGCACAAGTTACGCAGGCGGATGATTACGCAGACTGTTGAATTGGTAGCGGACGCGTTTGACGGAGATTCGATTGACCTGACGATCCCCGATGCGCAAGCGGTGACATCGATCAAATACCTTGACGACACAGGCGCAGAGCAGACGCTTGCGGGGTCTGTCTATCAACTTGACGCCGACAGCACGCCAAGCCGCGTGTTGCTCAAGTATGGGCAGTCCTGGCCGGCGACGCAGGATTTCCCCAATGCCGTGCGTGTGCGATTTACAGCAGGATACGGCGCCGCTGCAAGCGATGTTCCAAGCAACATCAAGCTGTGGATCTTGGCGCACGTATGCCAGGCGCTCGACAACCCTGGGGCGATCGACGCGAACAACGTCAAGACGCTGCCGTATCTCGACCGCTTGCTTGACGCCGAGACGGTGTACGCGTGATTCGAGACCAGTTCCCTGCCGGCCGCGCGCGCGAGCGAATCAAGTTGCAGTCCAAGTCAGTGACCAAAAACGCCATTGGCGAAGAGGTTGTTACATGGACGGATGCGGTAACGGATGCTGCCGATCACTGCCTGTGGGCGGAAGCTTGGCCGCTCAAAGGGCGCGAATTCTTCGCCGCACAATCGACGCAGTATGCGTCCGATGTGCGATTCCGAATTCGCTACCGGGCCGGGCTGACGCGCGAAATGCGAGTGCTGTGGGATGATGAACCGTATGACATCGTGCAAATCATCGATGTCGGAGCGCAGCATCAGACGATTGAAATCCTCGCCGTGAATGGAATCCGAAATGGCCGCTAGTCAAAACGCGGAAGGCATAACGGCAACAGTCGAAGGCATAGAAAAACTCAAGGCGTCGCTGAATGGCCTGCCTGACAAGCTGCGGAAGAAGGTGCTAATGACGGCGCTGCGCAAGGGCGCCGCAGTGGTGCGCAAATCCGCACGGCAAGCGACGCCAACGATCAAAGAGCCAACGCCATACCGCACGGCTGGGCTGTTGCGCAAGCGTCTAATGGTCCGCGTGTCGCGCGTATCGAAGGCGGCAGGTAACGTCGGCGTATTTGTGAACATCAAGCCTGCAGAAGGCGCGCAGTACGTCAAGCACAACCTTCTGGGCGTCAAGTACAAGACTGTTAAGCGCGAGTCACAGCGCGGCGCACGCAGCCCGCAGGACCCGTTCTACTGGAGATTTGTCAACTTCGGAACAAAGAAGCGCAACCACTTGCAGGCCGCAAATTTTCTGCAAGCAGGGGCCAACGCGCTCCCGCAGGCGCTTGAGATATTCGAGCGCGAAATTGGACCGGCAATTCAAAAGTACAACAATCCATGAGCAGCGAGTCTGACCTGTATGCAGCATTGACCGCACGCGCCGGACTGACAGCGCTCGTCGGCACGCGCATTGACCCTGACGCAATCCCCGAGGGGCGCGCGCTTCCGGCAATCGTCTATCAGCGTGCCAGCACAACGCCGGTGACGACCATCGGCGGAGTTGAGGTTGCGGAAGATGTGCGCTTTGCAATCACCGCATGGGCCGAGACACGCACGGCAGCAGATGCAGTGGCGGACCAGATAGCGGCGGCAATCGCCACGGCAGGCATCCCGACAGCAGACAGGACAACCGGGTATGACCAGGAGTGCGGGCTGTATGCATGCACCATCGAATGTGACTGGCTGCACACGTTTTGACCTGATTTTTTAGCACCAAGACGAACCCGCCCGGCGGGTTTTTTTCGCCAATTGCCGCCGTCGAGCGGCTATTTTTTGAGGTAATACAATGGCAACGGCTCGCAAATGGAGCAATGTGGCAATCGCTATGCAATCGGCGCTTGGATCGGATATCACCATCACCGCCATCAGCAAAGCGTCTGAGGGCGTTGTGACCGCAACAAACACGCTGGCAAACGGCGATTTTGTCGCCCTGACGATCCAGGGCATGTATCAACTCAACGACCGCGTTGCTCGCGTCAAGTCGGTATCCGGAGCCAACTTCACGCTTGAGGGCGTCGATACCACGCTTTTCGATACGTTCAGCAGCGGCACCGCGAACAAGATTACCTTCGGCACGTCGATTACCACGGCAACCGGCGTCTCCGCATCCGGCGGCGATTTTGACTTCATTGACACCACGACAATTCACACCAACTCCAAGTCGCAAATGCCTGGGCTGCCGAACCCGGCAACGTATAGCTTTGACAACTTGTGGGACATTTCAGACGCCGGTCTGCTTGCCATCAAGCTCGCCAGCGATGCGCAAGCCAAGCGGGCATTCAAATTCACGTTTGGCACCGGCGGGCAGATCATGTGCTTTTACGGCTACGCCGGCGGAAATCTTCTTCCAGGCGGACAGGCGCAAGGAATAGTGTCGACTCCGACCGTCATCACGATGAACGGCTCGCCAACTTACTACGCCTCCTGATGAGCGCGCTTTCGGAAAAAATCCGCAAGGCGCGCGAGATCCGCGTGCCGATTGGCGGGCATACGTTCGTCATTCTGCGTCCGACGACCATGGATATGATCGAGCTGCATGGCCAATCGGCGGCGCGCGCCATCTTGCGCCACATCATCGGGTGGGAGTCTGTCACGACGCTGGACCTATACCCTGGTGGCGATGGAGCTCCGGCGCCTTTTGACGCTGACGCGTGCGCCGAGTGGCTGTCCGATCGCGTTGATCTTCTCGGTCCGATTGCGCAGGCGGCGGTTGATGCCTACGACGCGCACCGGCAGGCCATCGAGGACAACGCAAAAAACTGATTGGCTGGCTTGAGGCGCAGGATTTGCCGGACGCCATCAAGCCAGCCGGCAGGCCAGACGCGGCCGCATCGGTGGCAATCAGCGCGTGGAATCTCTGCGGCGGGATGGACTGGAGTGCTATTCCGGTCGTCGCGGACATGCTTGGAATACGCGACGTTGAGGGTCTGATCTACCAGATGTCGGCGATCCGCGACCATTTGAAGAAGGGCGAATAGTGGCTATTGCAAAGCTCTCGATTGACCTTGAGGCGCGGCTAACAAAGCTCGAAAGCGACCTCAAGCAGGCCACGTCGCTTGCTGAAAAGTCGGCAAAGCAGATCAAGGGCGCGTTCTCTGGTCTGTCGCTGATGTTCACCGGGCTGGCCGGAGCGCTGTCCGTTGGTGCGCTCAAGGGCGCGTTTGACAAGTACGTCGACGGCGCCGCGTCAATGCAAAAGCTCGCCGTCGTCACCGGCACGACGACGGAAAAAATCAGCGGCCTTGCGGCAATCGCCAAGATGAGCGGCACTGACATCGGCGCGCTAGAGGGCGGCATGGTGCGCCTGTCTGCTGCTCTGACCAAAGCAGACAAGGAATCATCGAGCGCTGGCAAGGCGTTTGCGTCGCTTGAGCTTGACCCGGCAAAGCTGCGCACGATGGACACGGCAGACGCGCTTCAAGCGGTGTCCAAGGCGTTCGCGCAGATTGAGGACGGATCAAGCAAGACCGCGCTCGCCGTGGCGCTGTTCGGAAAGGCCGGCGCAGAGCTTTTGCCGTACCTCAACGACCTTGCGAATACCGGGCAAATCGTCGCCAAAATTACGACTGAGCAAGGGCAGGCGGCGAAAGAATACCAACTGGCGCTGCGCCAGATGGAGGCGGCACAGGGCGCGGTTGCAAAGATTATCGTTGCCGAATTGCTGCCTGCCGCCAGTACGTTTGTCAAAGAGCTTGCCGCGCTGATCCAAAAATCAAACGGCGTGAAAGATGCCGTGTCAGGAATGGCGAAAGACGGATCAATCAAGTCGTGGGCAAATGATGCAGCCATCTCTGCCGGCCGCGTCGTTGATATCTTCCGAATGCTCAAGATTGGCGCCGAGGATGTCGCCATCGGCATGACGATGGTTTCAAAGACGATTCAGGGCATTGGCACGGTTGCGGCCATTGCGCTATCTACATCGTCCATGGACGTCAAAAGGCAGGCATATGAAGCTTACGCGGCCGGAGCAAACAAAGACCTTGAGGACCTTGCAAAAAGAAACGCAGCCAATCGCAAAGCCGGAGAGGGGTCTATGTCCGTGTTTTCGGACAGAATCAAGGCCTCAATAGACGGGCAGGCGACAGACCGATTCTTGAGCGCTAAAGCGGCGATAAACGCCATTGACCGCCCGACGAAACGCAAAATTCAATTCGCCGGAGAAGGCGATGGATCGGCAGCGTCAGGAGGCAAAAGCCGCGCCGAGAAGCAGATCGACGACGGATCGCGCCTCGTTGAATCGCTGCGCGACCAGATCAGGAACACGCAAGCGCTAACCGAAGTCGAGAAGCTCGAATCGCAGATCGCAGACGGCAAATACAAGACAGCGACTGCGGCGAATCTTGAGATTGCCAAAGGATACGCGCAAGTTTTGGACAACATCGCTGCGGCACGATCGGCGGCAGAAGATGAGCTTGAAATTCAGCGCAAGCGTCTGGAGGTTTTCGCCGAAGGTGCGCGCGTCTTTGAATCCGTGCGCACGCCGATTGAAGCGCTTGATGCAGAGATTGCAAAGCTGATGACGCTGCTTGATGCCGGCGCAATCAGTCTGGAGACGTTCGGCCGCGCAGCCAGCAGAGCCGGCGAAGAATTCCAGAAAATCAGCGACGACGCAGAAAAGACCGGGGCAGGACTTAACGCCTTTGCCAAGTCGGCAGCGAAAAACATTCAGTCTGCATTCGCCGATTTCCTGTTTGATCCATTCCAGAATGGCACGAAATCCATGCTGCAATCGTTCGGAGAGACGGTGCGCAGGATGGTTGCAAATGCCGTTGCTGCCGACCTTGGCAAGCGACTATTCGGCGATCTCGGAAAGGATGGCGCCGGCATCGGTGGGCTTGTTGGATCTGGCTTGTCGTGGTTGTCAAATCTGCTGCCAAAGTTCGACGTTGGATCGGACTACGTGCCACGTGACATGGCGGCGATTGTCCACAAAGGCGAACGCATCGTTCCGGCGGCACAGAACAAGCCGGGCGCACTCGGCGGGCATTCGGTGAGCGTCATTGTCAACATGGGCGGCAACGGCAGCGCGTCGGATGTGCGCAGAGCAGGCGGCGCCGTGGCCCGCGAGGTTCTCGGCGCACTGTCGTCGGCACGGAGATACGCCTAATGGCCGAATTCCTCGAAGAACGCCTGCCGCTAGATATCCGAATGGGCGCCAGCTACCGCGACGGCTACTCTGTGCAGATCACGCAGACCGCCGGCGGCGCCGAATATCGCAAGCTGGTGCACGGGCTGCCGTTGCGCGCATGGACGATCAACTTCACGCTACTGCGGGATGACATGGCCGCGCGCGTGTTGGCGCTCTATCACCGCGCTTATGGCCGATATGCCGGGTTCCGCGTGCGATGCGAAGACGACTACAACAGCAGCGCAACCGGGCGCGGGACGATCACCACGACCGACCAGACGCTAACGCGCATCTCTGCCGGCATCTATCAACTGCGCAAGGAATACGGCGCCGGCGGCACTCCGCTGGGCATCGGGCGCCCTGCGAGGACGGTCTACAAGCCGGTGTCCGGGACGCTGATCGCTGCAAAAAACGGCGTTACCATCGCGTCCGGCCTGACGCTGGACACCACCACGGGGCGACTGACGATTTCACCGGCGCCGCTGATTGGCGACACCATCACGGCCGGATTTGAGTTTGATGTCCCGGCGCGCTTCGATGACTCAATCGAAATCACGGCGCTGTCAAACATCGTGCGGGACTGCGGATCAATTTCGATTGTGGAATTGCTAGCGCCATGAAGCCCGTTGTCGCCGACTACCGCTATCGCGTCCTTTGCCTGCGCATCGTGCCGGTTACTGGATCTCCGATTTACCTCACCGACCATCCGTGCGACCTGGTGATGAGCGGGCATACGTATCTCTCGACAGCGGGTTACGAATTCAGCGGATACGATGCGACTGCAGAATTTTCTCCGGCAAGCATTGATGTCGAAGGCGTCGCCGGAGCGTCAGGCGTCACGCGCGCCGCTGTCGGCAGCGGACTATTTGACGGCGCCCGCTGCTACGTGTTCGCGACATCGTGGGCCACGCCCGTCGAGGATGAAGAGCCGGTCGTTGCCGGAATATTCGGCAAGGCTTCGCTGATGGACGACCGCTACCAGATTGGTGGCGTGTCGCTCATAGATGCGCTCAATCAGTCCGTGGGCCAGACCTACGGCGCGCAATGCCCCAAGGTGTTCGGCGGCACCGAGTACGCCGGCTGTGGCGTTTCGCTCGCCGCGCATACCGTCACCGGCACGCTCACCAGCGTCGCCAGCGGCAGCGCATTCACCGACACCGGTCGAGCGGAGCCGGCGGACACCTTCACCGGCGGAACGATTCAATTCACGTCCGGGCCGAATGCGGGGCTGAAGGCTATCGAGATCAAGTCTTTCTCTGCCGGCGCCATCACCACGCACGAGCCGTTCTACTACCTGCCGGTAGCCGGCGATACCTACACCATGACCAAGGGCTGCCGCAAGCGCCTGAGCGACTGCCAGGCCTACAGCAACGTCGCCAATTTCGGCGGCTTTCCGTGGATCCCCACCGGCAGCACCTACGCGCAGATCGGACAGGGAGCATGACCGCAGAGGATATCGTTTTTGCAGCGCGCCAGTGCGTCGGTACGCCGTTCCGCCATCAGGGCCGATTGATCGCTTTCGGGCTGGACTGTGCTGGCGTCGCCATCCATGTTGCCCGAGAGATTGGCTCCGGCGTGATCGATGTCTCGGGATACGGTCGCACGCCGGCCAATGGCCAGCTTGAGCGCTCGCTGGATAGCCAGCCCTGCCTGGAGCGCGTGCTTATGGAGGACCGCCAGCCCGGCGACCTGCTGCTGATGCGATTTGCCAGCGAGCCGCAGCATCTCGCGATCTGCGCCGGCGAAACGATCATCCACGCCTACGAGGCTGCCGGCCGCTGTTGCGAGCACCGGCTGTCCGATATGTGGGCCGCGCGCATCGTGCGAGTCTATCGCTTCCGGGGCATCGAATGAGCAGCGGCGGCCAGGTTGTTGGCGGTCTGGTTGGCGCAGTAGCGGGATTTTTCCTCGGCGGCGGGCCATCTGGCGCGCTCTATGGCGCCCAGATTGGCATGATGGCCGGCGGATACCTCGATCCGCCAAAATGGCCGAACGTCGAAGGCCCGCGTCTCAACGATCTGACAGCCCAGACCAGCACCTACGGCGCGGTGATCCCGCGCGCTTACGGCACCGTGACCGTCAACGGCAACGTCATCTGGCTGGAAAACAACGCGCTCAAGGAAACCGTCACCAAATCCAAGTCTGGCGGAAAGGGGGGCGGCAGCAAATCCACCTCCCGCACCTACACCTACTCGGCAACGTTCGCCGTCGGGCTGTGCAAAGGCCCAATCGCCGGCGTGCGCCGCATCTGGGTCGGGCCTGACATGATCTACGATGCCGGCAGCAGTGACCCCGATACCATCGCCGCCAGCAATGCGGCCGTTGATGGTTTTGCAATCTACCTCGGCGACGACACGCAAGCCGCAGACCCTCGCATCGAGGCGACGATGGGCGCCGGGAATGTTCCGGCATGGCGAGGGCTGGCGTACATCGTATTTTACGATTTGGCTCTCGCGCGCTACGCCAACACGCTCGCCGGCGCTCAGGTACGCGTCGAAATCATGCAGCTTGGGGCGACCTACGATTATCCCTACACGACGTTTACCTACCCCGGCAATAGGTGGTGGCGTGGAGCTGTATGGGATGGCACGCACTACGTTGCTGTGGCCTATCTGACCAATCATGTCATGTACTCTCCAGACGGGACCACATGGACCGAGGTTTCCGGGGCAGTTGGCACCACCAACTACGCAATTGCGACGGACGGCGCTGGAAAGGTCGTTGTTGGAGGGACCCCCGGAAAGCTGTACTACACGACTGACCATGGGGCGACTTGGACCACCTGCACCTGCATTAGCATGGCCTCCACCGCTTGCAATGCGGTGGCCTGGAATGGCAGCACCTGGCTGGCAACCTTCGGTACCGGGAATTTTGGGACATCAGCAGATGGCATTGTGTGGAATGGCCAGACCCCTCCGGCCGGGAGCGGAAGCTATGCCAATACGCTAGTTTGGTCCGGCGAAAAGTGGATGGTCCGGCCAGCTTTCGGCACAGGCCGAACTGTTTGGGCGTCCCCGTCTGGGCTTTCGGGAACATGGGTAAATGTGCTCACGATGGTCTCTGACGCCAATAACTTTAACCAGGGGCTGGTACTTGACGGAAGGGTAGCCCTGTTCGGCATCGCCACTACTTCCGGGGGTTATGGAGGGGCCACTTATATCAGTGACGATCACGGCGCGACGTGGTCCATTTACCCGAATCCAAGCGGGTCTCTCAACGGCTGGTGTACCGGATTCGATAATTTTTGGATCAACCGAAACGGCAGTATGTGGCGCAGCGTGGACGCCATAAACTGGATTGAGTATGACAACCCGCTGAACCCTTACCACTTTTCAACAGGGTTCGGAAACTGGCGCATTATCTGTTTGGGCCAAGCGGAGACCCCCGGTTTTCGGATTGACAGATCGTTTGTTTCGTCGATATATACCACCACGGGCAATGTCGTATCAGACGAGTGCCTGCAATCCGGCCTGCTGGACTCCGGCGATATCGACGTCACCGCGCTGACAACAGAGGTGCGAGGCTATCGCATTGGCAGCCTGGGCGCCATTCGCGCCGCGCTCGAACCGCTACAAGGCGCCTGGCCGTTTGACGTCGTGCAGCACGGCTATACCCTGCGATTTGTCCCGCGCGGCGGATCATCCGTCGTCACCATTCCGGCAACAGACCTTGATGCGCGCGCCGCCGGCAATGCGCCTGGCGTGCAGATCACGACCAGCCGCGAAATGGATTCGCAATTGCCGCAGCGCGTGACCGTCAAGCACTTGGACTATAGCCGCGAGTACGACACTGGCAGCCAGTACGCCGAGCGACTGACGACATCGGCAATCAACGCGACGGTGCTCGATCTGCCCATCGTGCTGACTGCGGCAGAGGCCGCCGGAAAAGCGGAAGTTCTGCTCTACCTGTACTGGCTGGAGCGCTACGACGTAACAATCGTCCTGCCGCCGACGTACAATCAGCTTGAGCCTGGCGACGTGGTGACGCTGACCACGCCGGAGGGCAATGTCTCGCTGCGTCTGACCAGCATCAGCTACACCAGCGACGGACGCCTGGAGTGTCAGGCCAAATACAACAGCGCCGCGATCTACACGCCGACCGCTGTCGCTGCCGATCCCGTCTATACCGGCACGTCGACTATCCAGTACGCGGGCGCCACAAAATATGTGCTGCTTGACGTTCCGATGGTCGTATCGTCGCAGAATACGCCTTGCATCCTCGTTGCGGCGTGTGGCGACACGAGCACCTGGCCTGGCGGCACGCTGCTGACATCGCTAGATGGCGGCTCGTCATGGTCAGCAATCGCTGATCTGCCTGCGCCTGGCAGCACCATGGGCATAGCCACAACTGCGCTCGGCTCGGTCGATTCGCGTGTGATCGATAACGCCAGCGAACTTGCCGTGACGCTCGATAACGGCGAGCTTTTTTCCGTCACCGAGGCCGCGATGCTTAACGGCGCCAACTATTTCGCATACGGTGCTGATGGCCGATGGGAGATTATTGCTGCGCAGACCTGCACACTGGTCAGCGGGTCAAGCTACATCCTGCGCGATTTTTTGCGCGCTCGTAGGGGCACGGAGTGGGCGATGTCACTACACGCTGCCGGGGATACCATCGTGCTGCTCGACACCAGCTTTGTGCAACTGCTCAACGTCGAGATTGGCACCCTGGGTCAGTCAAGGCTTTACCGAGCGATTACTGATGGTCGAGACATCAGCACGGACGCTAACCGCTCGTTTGCGTATCAAGGTGTCAATCTAAAGCCTTTGTCGCTGTACGGCGGCAATATGGCTCGCAATTCCACGACAGACGACCTCACGCTCTACGCCTACCGCCGGTCCCGGATTGTTGACGAGTGGCGCGACTATGTTGATATCGACATCGGCGAGAGCGTCGAGGCATATGAGTGGGATGTCTGCACGGACAACACCTATACGGTCGTTTTGCGCACGCTGTCTGCCAGCGGCACCAATAGCGTGCTGTACTCAGCGGCAGAGCAAGTTACAGATTTCGGGTCAGTGCAGACCACGCTCAGCTTCGTGATCTATCAAATTTCCGCGAGCGTCGGTCGCGGTTATCCAACATACAGAACATATACAAGGTAACGCCATGGCATCCATCTCATCAAATTTGCAACTTTTGGTCCAGTCCCAATCGGGAAAGGAATCTACTGCCAACGGGCTGTTTAACGCCATGAGTCAAGCTGTGCTGTTCTCCAGGTATTCATCGTCCGGGTTGATCTGGTTTTATTATGGTGGCGCACTAGTCATTGACGGGGTGTTGACGATCATCCCCAATGACGCAACGACGGGCATTACCCTGTCCGCCAGCGCGACAAACTACATCGAGGCAGACCGATCCGGCGTCGTCACCAAAAACACCACCGGATTTACCCCTGGAAGAATCCCGTTATACACTGCTGTCACCAGTGCAACCACGATTACGAGCTACACTGACTATCGCGCTCAGTGGCAGCCACAGCACATCACCAGCAAAGCCAGCGTCGCCGTCACTGCCGCCGACGTGACGCTGACGCAAGCGCAAGCGGCGTGCCGGTATTTGACGACGACAGGCATTTTGACTGGCAACCGCAGCGTCATCGTGCCGAATGATTGGGAGGGAATCGTCTATTGCAGCAATACCGGCCCGTTCACGACGACGTTCAAGACATCGGCCGGGGCTGGCATCGTGGTGGCGCAGACCAAGCGGGCGATTCTGCTGGCGGACGGCACAAACGTCGTGCGGGTCACCGCCGATGCGTGATTTTTCGGGCGTGCAGACAAGATAATGCTGCCGCCTGAGCCCGCCACCAGCGTCGCCGCGGTCGCCGTGTCCGCCACCGGGCTGACCATCCTCGGCATTTCCACCGGCCTGCAGCCCGACATCCTGCTCGCCGGATTCGCTGGGGGCCTGTGGGCGCTTACCTACCAGTCGCCCGCGCCGCTGTTCCGCCGGGCTGCCGCCACTGCCGGGTCTGCCGTCGTCGCCGGATACCTCTCGCCGATCGCCGTCGCCATTTTGCACGGCGCCCTGCCGGGAGACCTATCGCGCGAGATCGCCCAGACCGCTTTCGGCCTGCTGATCGGCCTGATCAGTCAGCGCGTGATTGGCCCCGCCGTGCTGCGCATCGCCGACCGCAAGGCCAGGGAATACGACGATGGAAATTGAGCCCGCGACCCTGCTGCAGGCGATCGTTGCGCTCGAATCCGTCATCGTCGCACTGCTCGCCGAGCCCGCCATCAATCGGATGAGCCCCTGCACCAACCTGGTCCCGCGGCTTGCTTTTCATTTGCTCACCGTCGGTGCCGTCGCCAGGCTGTACGCCATCCTCGCCGGCGACGTGCCGAGCGTTCCGACGGCGATCACTACGGGTGGTGTGGCGCTGCTGCTGGTGTGCGATCGGTGGCGGACGGGCAGGGAGCAGGATCGGCAGGCGTGAAAAAGCCGCCCGTAGGCGGCTGGTTGAACTGCCGAGGAATCCTCGGCAGTTGCCCGGATCAGGCGGCGACAAATCCCGCATGCCGGAAAACGTTTACCTTGCGGACGCGGCCGTCCGCCTGTGCTTGCTCGACCGATTCGCGCACTGAAAACGCATATACCGGCTCGATAAGCTGCTCTCGAAGCGCCGACTCAAGTAAAGCCATCAACCACGGCGCGCCGCCAATCATGGCTTGATGCGGGCCTTTCTCTGGCAAAGCCGAGTCGGCCATAATAGCGATAGATTCTGCAGCCTCTTCAATCGCTGCGCGCGTCGGCAGCGCGTCGAAGGTCAGCAGGGAGCACAGGGCGGCTCGCTTGTCTGCAGGCAGATCAACCACGCCGGCGGCGATCTGTTCCGGCGTGGCCGGATGTTGGGTGATGTTCAGGATCATGTTTCAGGCGCCGCATCGATCAGCGCCCTAACCCACTGCGCTCCGCCGTTGCGCTCGACCTTCTCCCGTTGCGCCGGGCTGACGCGAGCATGAAGCACGGCAGAGCGTTCGCCTGGCTTAACGAGCGTCGGCTGGCGCCCCTGGCCGGGGGCGTTGCCGGTGCGTTGCTTTTCAGCCATTGATGGCAGCCTCAAAAGCGGCAAGCTGCTCGGCATTGCACGCTTCTTCCGTAAATCCGGCGATAGCCGCAGCGTTGTACGCTTCAATGCTGGCCTCTGCTGCTTTTTCTGCAGCTTCTTGCCCGTGAGATTCGAGGGCTGCCGCAAATGCGCTGTTCAAATTTTCCATTGTCTTTCCCCTCAATGTGCCCGGCGAACCGGGCTGTTGTTTCTATTCTGCATACTCCGTGCGTGCGCGAACATGCGCACCATCCAGGTACGCCTGGCAGCCGGCATACGGTCCGGTTTTGATCGTCACCGCAACGTCCATCGTTCCGCGGCTGGTTTCAAACATGCGCTGCCTTACCGCATCTGCTGCGGTCATTTCCGTGATGTCTGGCTTGTTCAGCGACAGCCTCGTTACGCGGAAAACTTCTACCGTTTCTTCTTTTCCTACTATCGGGTTTTTCATTTCGTTCTCCTAATGCGCCCGGCGAACCGGGCTAGTTTTGGCTAGATCTGATAATTTGCTTTGACGGCAGCAAGTGATCTGCGCGCCGCTTCGATGTCGGTGACGACGCCAACGATCCATCTTGCATTGGGGTCGTCAATACGATTGCCGGGGGCATAAGCTACCGGCGTGTCGTACCACGCCGGTGCGCCATGGACGGTGGTCGCTGGCGTGGAGGCCAGCTTGATCGCTTCGGAAAGAGTGCATTGAAGTGCGCGAGATCCGGGAGAGCAATCAGCCAAAGCGGCTTCGGCGGTTTTATGGGTTGTGTTCATTGTCTTTCTCCTTCAATGCGCCAGGCGAACCTGGCGGTGGTGTTTAGGCTGCTGCTGCTATCGCGGCGCGGTACGCCGCGTTTATCTCTGCCATCTCGGCGACGAGGATGGCTTCGATTCTGTCCATCTCTACGTCACGCTCGTCGCTCAGGTCCGGGAGGTCGCACGCATCCTTGGCTGCGTTACACTTGTCCATCGCGGCGAACCTAGCCGCAACGTAATCCCGCTCGTACTGCGGTACTTCAACCGTCTTGTAAATTCTTGGCTTGGCCATTTCGTTCTCCTCTGTGTGTTGTGCTTCGATGTCTGTATTGTATCACTCAACAGTCAGGAGTCAAGCACTATTTCACAACTTTCAGCGCTCCCCGTGAGACATACTCCTGCGACAGCCATGCCCATGACTTGCGATCAATCTTAAGCAGCCTCGACAGCCGCGCCAGGTGCTGCTATCCTGATTCCGCGGCTCGCTTTTCACTTGCTCACCGTCGGCGCCGTCGCCAGGCTGTACGCCATCCTCGCCGGCGACGTGCCGAGCGTGCCGACGGCGATCACTACGGGTGGTGTGGCGCTGCTGCTGGTGTGCGATCGCTGGCGGACGGGCAGGGCGCAGGATCGGCAGGCGTGAAAAAGCCGCCCGCAGGCGGCTGGATGATCGGCAAGCTTGCGGTTTCAGGCGGCGGACTGGATTGACGAAAAAAACTCGCTGGCTTTTGAAGACGTCGTGAGGCGCTCGTCGACCATGATGCCATTGCGGAAAACGCGAATGACCCCAACGCTCACCTTGCCGCCAAGTTTTGCGCTCGCCGGTGAAAACTTCGCGGCGTATTGCGCGCCGTCAAAACCGATGTATGTGGCTTCCATCTCGTTCCCCTCAATGCGCCCGGCGAACCGGGCGGGTCTCAAATTCCGCAACGGTGCGTTATGCCGTTGCGCGTTATCATTACATCTCCAGCAATCCCGCGCAGCGCCAGCGCATTGACGATTGCGCTACGCGTGCCGGTCTTGTGCTCGGCGACGTACTCGCCGTTTTTGTCGTAGTAGCAAACCATCGACCGGGCTGCCTGCTTGCGGTCCAGTAAGCCTGCTTTGTACCCGCGATACCATTCGTCGGCGCGTGTCGTCAGGCGGATGTGCTCAGGCGGGAGTCGGTCCACAAGGCGCTTTCCGCAAAGGCGTTCGCGGCCTTTGTTGCGGCCGGTTTCCCAGCCTGCCGCGTAGTCGGAGCCTTGCTTTAAGACGTATGCTGGCGTTTTCATCTCGTTCTCCTGTGTGTTTGCCTTCGATGTCTGTAATTATACGCCCATTGGGCGCATAGTTAAGCAATTTGCCCTATTTTTTTCAGAAAAAGCTCGAAAAGTCCGGGGTGCATCCGCCTGGTTCCCCACTCCCAATGCTGCCAGGAGCGAAGCCCGGAGTAGATCAGTGCGCCCGCCTCTGACTGCGACAGGCCTGCCGCCTCGCGAGCTTGCAGGATCGATTCGGGTGAGGGATTCGCTGCGGCCGTCTGGGCTGCGCCGCGGTTCGGGTGATTGGTCATCAAGCCCTCCCTGGCGGGTAAGAAAACCCGCCGCCCAGCGCTTCTTCGGCCAGCACCTCGGCAATAAGCTCCTCCTGCGTTGCGTCTGCTGGCCCGCCATCGGCGATGTGCAGGCGATACCACTCGTTGATCAGCGCCGCGACGTTATCCCCTGGCGTCTGCCGGAAAAACTCCCGATCGATGCCACTCGCTTCGCAAATGGCGTCGATCGGTGTCCAGTCGAACGACACCATACCGTCAGCGTCGCGCGCTAGGCGGAGATCGGAAAATCGGATGTTTTCCGGGATGCATACACTTATCAATACATTCATCAGGGGCATTTTTGTCTCCAATAAAAAGCCCGGAAATGTCCGGGCATAGGGATATTCTGGCGATACTCACGCCGCATGCTGGGCGGGGTGATGGCGGTCAGAAATCCGTGCGGACTTCCCATTTGTATCCCGTGTGGATGCTGCACTCGTCCCGCCGGACGGGGTTTCCGTCCTTGAATATGGTTGCCTTGCCTTCGCCGTAAAGCTCATAGCGGATATACCGACGCGCGGCGCGGACAGCTGCGGCAATGCTGGAAGCCTCGCGGCTTCCGTTGAGGAAGCTGGAATTGTTGCTGGCGGTCCATTCGATCTTGCTCATTTGAGTCTCCAGCCCCTGATCCCCGAGGCGCGGTAGTGGTCTATCCACAGCCCTAATAATACGCCCAATGGGCGCAATTGCAAGCACTATTTTGGATCAATCCGAGGTCGGGATCGGATCATGGTCACGGTCAGCTTGCCATCGCCGATTTCGCGCTCGATGGTGCGGGGGGATACTCGCAGTTTTGCTGCAGCATCGTCGATGGTTAAAAGCATGGCGTCGCTCCGAACAACAGCGGCTGCACCGAACCATTTTGATAAACCGTATCCATCACCGTGTCCGCCAATGGCTCATCGCCATCCCATCCGTCAGGCCAGGTCTTAAGCGCGATCAATTCACGGATGCGCGACTCTTCTTCGGCGTCGAGAATGTCAATTGACGGCCCGTGCGCATTGATCTCTGCCTGAATCGCCAGCACGCGGTCAAGCCCTGTCATCCGCGCCTCAAATGTCAGCGGACCCATGCGCTGGGGATTTTTTGCGATGCTGCCGTCCTTCAGTCTATCCAGTCCAGCTTTCTTTATCCTGTGACGAGGCTCTCTGAGCTCTCGGTACAGCGGCTTTAAGCGCAAAAGTGGTTCAAGGTGCGCCCACTTTGGATTCTGCAGTACCGTCTTGAGCGCAGTGTCTTCCTGCGCCAACGGGCACCCTACGCAGCCTGTGCGCGCGTTGATTTCCTCGGCCTCGTCGCCGCCGTAGGCATCCGCGATCATCGCTGTCGACCAATCGCCGAATTCCGCTGTCGGAGCCCAATGCTTAAGCCACTCCCAGACGTGGCACACTCGCCAGTGCAGCAACGGCGCCAGGGTGGCAATGCGGCCGCGAACCCCTTTCGCGTTTGGCAATACCTGCTGATACCATCCTTGCCCGCACTCGGCGCCGTCCTTGCTGCAACTCATTTCGATGCGCGCATCACGGATCGCGCTCTCGCCCTGGCGTACGCCGGTGATCATCAGTGCTTTGCCAGCGATGCCCAGCATATGCTCGACTGCCGCTGACATCGGATCGACTTTGATCTGTCTTGTGCACCAGCGCAGCGTATTGTTGTTTGGGGGAGGAACGCCACGGCCAAAGATGTAAACAAAAAACCGCTTGTCCATCGGGGCCCGCACGACTTGCACATCTATTCCGCGCTCTCGCAGATCGTCCATGATTTGCAGTGCGGCGATGGCCAGGGGCGGCAGTTCCATGCGCGTGTCGGCGTAAAACACAGTCAGGCTTTTTGGTCTAGGAATGCGGCCAGAATCGAGCAGCCACATGATCAGCGTCAGCGTCGCGCTGCTGTCCTTTCCGCCGCTCCATGCAATGCACCAGTGGTCGTGCTCGACAGCGTGTGCCTGTAACGACTGGACTGTCAAATCGATAGAGTCGGTCATCTGCAACCGCTTGCTGCTTGAGAAAATGCTGCCTTGTCTTGCCTGTTTGGTCGCCAAATTGCCGGTCTTGATGGGTACGATCATGGCTGCACCTTGTCCAGCAGATACGGCCGCAGTACCCTGAGCACGGCCTTCGGCGGCGCATTCGTGCCGGTGTCGACTCCGGCGGCCTCGTCGTACCAGTCTTCGAAAGCGGTGCCCTGCACAAGGTCTAGTGCGTACATCTGCCGTGCCTGCGCATCTACAGTGGTTGGCGCGGTGCATATCCACTCGACCAGCGATCGCCAGGCGGCAGCCTGCGCAGCAAAGCTGCTGTCCGACTTGATGCTCGACAGAAGTTCGTGCGCGATTCGTTCGCGCAACTGCTGCGTCTGGCCATACTCTCGGGCGATTTTCGTCAACCTGTTAACGAGTTCACGTCTTTCGTGGTCTTTCACTGCTGGTCCTCCAAAATCAGCGCGGCCAGTTATTTGGATTGGTCGGCGCGCTTGTTCCATGCGGCTCTTGCTGCCTCCGCGCTATAAAATGCGGATGGTCCGCTAGATGCGCACCCTCCAAATTCCAATCCGCATCTCACATGTAGAGCGCTTCCTATCTGTATTATCGTCGGCGCCATCTCGCTGCCGCAGAACGGGCAGGGCTTGAGTGGTTGTTCGTTCATTTCTCTACGCCCGTCAGTAGCGCCGTTTTCCGATAGCACACAACGCCATCTGTCCATTCTTTCGGCAACACGTGCTCTGCGCACCGGCACGCATCCCCGCACGGATCTGTCTTAATCTCAGGTATCAGCATGCCGTGCTCAGTGGCGATGTGCTGCAGTTCGTCGCCCTCAATTCCCCACCCATCGGGCCAGCAGTCCATTACCGCCTTCGCAAATGCCCGCAGCGCGCCCAGCTCTTTGGACTGGTAGGCGCGCTTGTTCCATGCGTCGATTGCCTCCTGCGGAAACGATTTGTACGGCCCTCGTGCGCCGCAGCCGCCATCGGCATATTTGCATTCGGCGTGATTTGAAACGCTGCGCATGATCAACGTCGGCGCCGTCGCGCTCCCGCAGAACGGGCAGGGCTTGAGCGGTTGGTCAGTCACGGCTTTTCTCCTGTCGCTTTTTGAACGGTATCGAGCGCGAGCATGATGATGCTCGCCACGTCCTCGTCAACCGCAAACAAACTCACATGCGACAGTCGCCGGCACACTTCCAGCAAATCAGGCGCGGCCGCTATCAGCATCGAGTTTGCCGCCCACTCGTCGCCGTCATAGCGAGGGCTTACAATGGCAATAGTTGTCCCGTCTTGAGCAACAATGTCTCCCATTCTGTACCAAGAACCTGGCGTATGTTTGTTCATGTCGCCGACCTCGCGCGAATTTGAGCTGCTGCCCATTGCAGCATATTGCCGGTTTTTGTCCCAGGCAGTAACGATTCCAATTCGTCGCACACCACGGCGCACGCCTCGCGCTCTGCAATCCTCGCCTGCTCAATCAGCGCATCCACTCCGCTGATTGTGTCAAGCCATGCAGTCACCTGCGAC